ACGGCGCTGAAGTTTTCTGCCCGAATATGGCGGGGCCGTCTGAACCGTGCCGATATGTCAGCTATAACGTGATTGACCAGATATGGTGGGTGGGCCGCCTTGAGCGCTCTTCGTGGACAGATCGTGGAGCTTTGCCGTATCCGCTTGCGACACGCCCAGATGGTTACATTTTCTACCATGAGTACGGTTACGACGCGGATACAGAGCCGATGGTTGCTTATATTGAGTCGGGTGATTTTGACATCGGTGAGGGCGATAGCCTGATGTTTATCCATCGTGTGATCCCCGACTTCTTCGTCACAGGCAGCGTGGACCTTCAAATGCGGACACGTAATTACCCGTTAAGCCCGCAGGTGCAAGAGAACATCGGGACTGTGACTTCGTCGACGACAAAAATTAACACGCGCATTCGTGGGCGTGAGATGTCGCTGCGTATCGAAAGCGATGACGTTGGTGACTATTGGAAATACGGCTCGACCCGTATTGACCAGCGCACGGATGGTCGCAGATGAGCAAGATTGTTAATGTCCGCCTCCCGGCGTCCTCGACGACAACGGAGTACAACGTCCAAAACTTCAACCAGCTGGTTGAGGCGCTCAAGTTAATCGTCAATCAGCTCAACACCACATACACCCCCGTTGCCAGCGAAAATTCATTGGCCGCAAAAGGTTGGATGGCTGGAGCCGGGGCCGGTGCAGGTGGTGGATTTGCCGGTGCGATGAGCGGGTTTCAAACCAGTTCTGGGATCATGCTGCCGTACGGCATGTTTATGAGCACTGCCGACCAGACGAACGCGGGCATTACTGTAGAGAACTTGGTGACGTATAACCTGCCAGTGTTGGAACGAGGCATCCGCGTAGACCCAGTAAACACGTCTCGGTTGTATTTCGACTATCCGGGGCAGTATCTGGTGAATGTGGCCTGTCAGGTAACGAATCAGGACAACGCAGTGCGCGAGTTCGAGTTGTGGGCCAAGAACAGCGGTACGAATTACCCGTACAGTAACACTCGCTTTGACGTCCCTGCGCGTAAGTCAGCGTCCATTTGGGGGCATATTGTTGCAAACATTGCTGGTATTTTTACCGTGCAAGATCCAGTGAACGAATACTTAGAGATGGCATGGTGGGGCGAGAGCACTTTGATTCAACTTGAATCTTACGCCGCAGGTGTTTCTCCGACCCGCCCCGCGATTCCTTCCGTTATTCTTACCGCAGCGTTCCTTTCTGCTGAGTCCTAATCATGGCAAATAAGTATTTTAGAAAGTACCTGACTCCAACTGCGGCGACTGAAGAGACGCTGTACACAGTGCCCGACGCCAACACGGCGCTGGTGAGCTCCCTGCGAATTACGAACGCCAATTCTGCCAGCACACAGCTGGACGCTACGGTGTATCCGGGTGGTGGGGCTACAGCGTACTCAATACTTAAAAACCATCTGCTCCCTGTTAATCGCACGATGGATGCGTTCAGTGGAGTGTCACTTGTTATGGAAGCAGGTGACGTGCTTAAAGTAGAATCTTCAGAAGGTGACGTAGACTTCTGGCTGTCCTATTTAGAAATCGACCGAACTTGATATACTTGCGACACGCAAAACAGGGCTTTAGATATGAACGGAATACAAAACATCGCAGCCAAAGGCCGTCACGGGGATAACACCTTGATGCACGTCTCAGACGGCGAAGTCGCTGGTCTGAATGCACTGGCTCGCTCCATGATGGGTCGTGAACTCACGCGAAACCCGGATACGGGCCTTCCAGAAGCGTTCTTGTTCGCTCCTCTGTTGGCTCCGGCGCTGATGGGTGCTGCGGGCGGCGCGCTCGGTACCGGTGCGCTTGCTACGGGGTTGGTGGCTGGTGGTCTGGGTGCTGCTGAAGCTGCGGCTCGCGGTATGGACGATCCTCTCCAGCAAGGCTTGATGGCCGGTTTGACTGCCGGTGCAGGTAGCGCGATTGGTTCCAGTTTGCAGGGTGCTAATGACGCGGCGGTTGCCGCTGCTGGCGGGGCTCCGTTAAGTGGGGCCGAAATGGATGTGCTTACGCAGTCGGGGAATATAGTAACCCCCGGCGTGCCCGGCTATACGCCGCCTCCTTCTATTGCTATGCCTACATCAACCCCTACGGGGCTACCTCCGGGCGGCACTAGCATGTTGAGCGCCGCTCCACCTACTACCCCTCCAGTTTCTCCAATGCCCTCTTCTGACCCTTACGCTAAATTAGGAATCACTCCGGGGCCATCCTCTACCGTAGATGTAAATGCGCAAATGTTGGCCCAAGAAAACATGCTGCAAGCGGGAGATGACATTCTTCAAGGCGCGCGTATGGGCGGTGATGATTACTCAGGAATGTTTGGGGGAGCCAGAAAATCTTTGGCAGGCGCCAAGGCCATCGCTACTGGTGCGCCGGGTGCTCCGACGATGGGGGAGTTTATTCAGCAAAACAAAATGCCGCTTGCTATTGGCGCGGCAGGTTTAAGCGGTCAGCAGCAGCTCGGTGCGCAGCAGGGGATGCGCGAGAAGAAAGAAGAGATGGATGCTAAAAAAGCCGCCAAACTCAAAGCTACGCAGGACACTATCCGCCGTAACTACGCCAACGTAGGCACCGCGCTCCCGATTAACCCATACACCGGTCGCCCAGTGTTTGCTGGAGGCGGTATCGTCAACCTGATGGGGGGTGGCCGCCCTTTTGATTCAGCCCCCAGATATTTAGAAACTGGGGGCATGTTGGGTGATGGTATGAGCGACGACATCCCTGCGATGATCGACGGTGATCAGCCTGCGGCTCTGTCTGATGGTGAGTTTGTGATTCCGGCGGATGTAGTCAGCCACCTTGGCAATGGATCTTCGGATGCAGGTGCTCAGCAACTGTACAGCATGATGGACAGAATTCGTCAGGCGCGTACCGGTAACAAGAAGCAGGGCAAGGAAATCAATCCGAAGAAATACATGCCAGCATGAAAATCCAGCCGGTACTGACCCAGAATGTCCAGCAGGTGTGGCCGCTGGTAGAGCGCTTTATCAAGAGCGCGCTTGACTTTTCTAAGGGTGACTACGACGCAGAACATGCTAAAGTATATCTGTCACAGGGTATCTGGCATTTGTTGGTAGCTGTTGACGAATCTGGCGAGATTAAAGGCGCCTGCACAATCGAGTACATCAACCGTCCGAATAGTCGCGTAGCGATGATCACCGCTGTGGGTGGGAAATTTGTTTCTACCCCGGAAGTTTTCGATCAGCTGCGCAACATTCTGAAGTTGAACGGCGCGACCCATATTGAGGGTGCCGCCCGCGAGTCCATTGCCCGACTTTGGAAAATGAAGTTTGGCTTTGCAGAGAAATACAAAATTGTGGAGGTGGCAATATGAGCCGCTGGGGTAAATTTCAAGACGTAGCTGACCTACCGGTCAACGCATTTAGCGAATCCAAGTTCACCCGCACCTACGAAGGTGGCGGTGGTGGCGGCAAGCAAGAGTCAACCTCCTACCAGACAAATCTCCCTGAGTATGCACAGCCGTACTACGAGGAGATGATGGCCCGCACACAGGCGGAGTCCATTAAACCTTATCAAGCCTACGGCGGCGACCGTGTTGCAGGGTTCACACCTGCACAGCAGCAAGCACAGCAGAACATTCTGGGTATGACCATGCCGGGCACTATGGGTGCTGCGGAGGCCACAATGGGCCAAGTGGGTCAGGCCGCTATGGGTCAGCAATACACGCCGACTACATTTGGTACCGCATACGCTCCGACAGGTGTGACCTCCGGCTACCAAGCAGGGCAGATTACTCCGGGCTATACCGCAGGTCAGATTACTCCGGGCTATCAAGCGGGGCAGATTACTCCGGGATATACCGCAGGTACCTTCGATGCTGCGACCGCTGCGCAGTACATGGACCCGTACATGCGACAGGTACTGGATGTGCAGAAGGCTGAAGCGATGAAAGAATACGCCAAGTCCAAGGCTGGTACCGCAGCGGAAGCTGTGCGTGCAGGTGCGTTCGGTGGTGGTCGCTTTGGTGTTCGCGAAGCGGAGATGGAATCTGAGATGCTTGACCGCCTCGCCAACATTGAGGCAACCGGCATGCAGCAGGCATACGAACAGGCGCGTGCTCAGTTCGGTGCTGAAGAGGCTATGAGGCAGGCAGCTGGCCAACAAGCGATGACTGCTCAACAGCAAACAGAAGCGGCGCGTCAAGCTGAAGCCCAGATGGGGCTCACCGCACAACAACAGACTGAGGCGGCGCGTCAAGCTGAAGCCCAGATGGGGCTCACCGCACAACAACAGACTGAGGCGGCGCGTCAGCAGCAAGAACAGTTCGCTCAGTCCGCAGCAGCAATGACGCAAGAGCAGGAGCAGTTCGCTGCCAACATGGCTCAGCAGGTTGCGACCAGTCAGGAAGCAGCCAACCAGTTCGCGGCTCAATACGGCCAAGAAGGGCTTCAGCTTGCGTTGCAGACCGCTCAGGCTCAACAGAATCTGGGACAGGCGCAACAGTCAATGGAATTGGCGCAGTACAACGCGCAGAATGCGGTCGGTGCCGAACAACAAGCGGCAGCGCAGCGTCAACTGGATCAGGCGTACCAAGACTTCGTCAATGCTCGCGACTACGAACGTCAGCAGCTGGCGTTCTACAACGCCCTGCTTCGTGGTATTCCGGTGCCGGTTCAGCAGGAAACGATTCAATATCAGCCGTCCGCTGGTATCGGCACACAGTTAGCCGGTCTCGGTCTGGCAGGTCTCGGCGCATACGGCGCAACGAGTTAAGGGGTAGGAAGTGAACATCGTAAAGCTACAAAACGACCTGAAAGACCTGTCTGATCGTCAGCTGATGGAGACCATGCAGATGGGCTCCTCGCCTCAGTATTTGGTCCTCGCTGAGATGCAGCGCCGCAAGAAGATGCGTGACGAAGCGTCTACTCCGAACGAGCCGCAAGCACAAGGCACCGTAGCTGATGAGATCGTAGGCGGTTTAATCGCGCTACCTGTAGGCCCTATGGATATGGCCTCTGGCGGTCTGGTGAGTTTTGCGAAGGGTGGTGATGTATCTGGCTACAAGAAGGGCGCTGCGGAAGCATGCTGGGAAGATCCTGAAACCGGTGAAACCCGTTGCCCGCCGTCTAAGCCGACGGTTGAGTATCCGAAGACCGGGCAGCGTAAAGAATATCAAGAAGGCGGCGTGCTCCGTCTTCTCCCTGCTGATCCAGTAGCGGATGCGTACACGTATTTGCAAAGCCGTGGCGCTGAGATTCCGACCGATATGTCTGAAGCAGGCATCGTCGAGTATGCGAATCGCGTGCGTGCACTGGACGAGAATGAAGTTAAGGACATGCCAGAAACGCAGACGGGTTTCCCTGCTTTGATTCGTGATTATGGTAGCGGTGGTCGTGGTGAAGTTATGCCAGAGACCCGCCTTGATACTGCTCCGCAGATGCCGATGGGTGGCGGTGAGATGGCTCCGGGCTTCTCGCCTGTGGCTCCGACTCAAGAAGGACTTCCGGGCTTGTTGGCTCCAGAAGGTCCAGCGCCTCAGCGTGCAGTTCCGTTCCTCGGTCAGGTGATGGAAAACGTCGTACCCGCTGCACAAGCTGCGGAAAGCATGCCGCCAGCTCAAACCGGTGAAGCGCCGACAGATACTGTCGTGGCCGAAGACTTACCAAAAGTAAGTCCTGAAGGCGTTGGTGTGTACGCACAGTCCGCCGCACGTGCCACTGATGAAGCAGAGAAAGCTCGCTTAATGGGCGTTGATGCTGCATACCAGCGCGGCATAGAAGTGCCGGGTAATCCGGGCTGGCGTTATGACGCACAAACAGATCAGTATTTCAACCCAGAAGG